ATAATATCTCAGAGTCTTACAAAATTTGGATTATGAAGCAAGATGAAGTTTTGCTTTGGAAAGAATTTAAGTGTACCTTACCTATATCTTTAGAATATAATATAAATTTTTAATGAAATCCCCATACTCGTTTATTGTTAAACCTTATAATAATAAGAGATACGATAATACAAAAACTTATGGAAAAGTTGACTTTGTAATAAGCACTTCAGAAGAAGACCATAGTGCGTCAAATCGTTACGCAATTGTAGTATCAACTCCCATAAACTACACAGGCCCTGTTAAAGAGGGTGATACTCTTTTAGTTCATCACAATGTATTTAAGTTTTATAATGATATGCAGGGCCGTAGAAAAAGCGGTAAAAGTTATTTTAAAGATAATTTATTTTTTGTAGATCCTGATCAGTTTTTTTTATACAAACAAAATGGAGAATGGAGAGGGTACAATAAATATTGTTTTATCAAACCATCTCCTGCAAAAGATTCTTTTATTAAAAAATCTATTACAGAAGAACCTTTGTTTGGTACTATTAAATATATAAATAATCAACTTTTAAGCATGGGTTTAAATGTTGGTGATGAAATTTCTTATCAACCAGATAGTGAATATGAATTTAACGTAGATGGAGAGCGGTTATATAGAATGTTTACTAACAATATAACTTTTTCTTTATGATATATATTATAGATGATTTTGTTCAAAAAAATATTTTTGAAATAGCTAATAAACATTTAGACGAAAATGAGTTTAAAAAAATAAAAGCTGGTGATAAAGATTTTCATATTCAACAATCAAATAAAGAATTTGATAAATATATAATTCAAAAACTCTCTATTATTGAAGGCAAAGAAATTAAAAATATTTTAAGTTTTTTTAGAATTGCTACAGATAAATTAGATATTTCATGGCGCATTCATTCTGACTTAAATATTAATGGAGAAAAACCTGATAGAGCATTAGTTCTTTATTTATCTCCCAGAGAAAAAGAAGATCTTCATGGTACTGCATTGTGGGAACATGACATATATGGAAGAGAAATACCTGAGGATATTACAAATGAAGAGTACGATAAAATGATAAAAGTAGATGCAAATACTTTAGAAAAATGGAGGTTAAGTACTGTGGTTGGGTATGAACAGAATAGGTTAGTCTCTTACCCTTCAAGTTATTTTCATAGCAAATATCCTAATGTATCTTGGAAAGAGGGACGAAAAGCTTATGTTATGTTTTATAAAGTTTTTGATTATGAGTAAAAAAGAACTTAATAAAAAAAACTCTGACTGGGAAGATAAAATAGATAAACTAAAAATTAAATATAATCGAAATAAAGATGGATATAAAAAACATAAAAAAAGAGATTATAAAAGCTGGTGAATTAGCTGTTCATCAATTAATTAAAGTTGCAAAAGCAGACATTATTAAATATGATAGCGAAGACGATCTTGCTGCTGATAAATTAAAAAATGCTGCTGCAACAAAAAAGTTAGCAATATTTGATGCTTTTGAAATATTAAAAAGAATACAAGAAGAAAAAGATTTATTAGAAGGAGTTGATACTAAAGTAAATAATACACCAAAGGGGTTTGCAGAAAGAAATTCAAAATAAAATACATAATGAGCTTGTTAATATAGTTCCAAAAAATGTTTTGTCTATAAAAAACAAAGCTAAATCATGGTCATATGGTTATAATGAAAAATATAATTTTGTTGTAATTTCAAAAACAGGTCAAATTGAAGATATAATAAATATAAGCGGATTAAATATAGCGCTACCCAAAGCTCCTAAAAACTTTGTTAAAAGATCAGAAAAAAAAGAAGAGCAATATTGGGAAGCAACAGTAATTCCTAAACAATTAAAAAAAATTAAATCCATATTTCAGTGGCACGATACTCCTGCAAGTTTTAAAAACGAATGGGTTGATTACATAGAAACTCAGTTTAATTACAGAGAACAAGGGTGTTGGTTTTTAAATAAAGGAACTCCAACTTACATTACAGGTACTCATTATATGTATTTGCAATGGACTAAAATAGATGTTGGATTACCAGATTTTAGAGAAGCAAATAGAATTTTTTATATTTTTTGGGAAGCCTGTAAAGCAGATAAGCGAAGTTTTGGAATGGATTACTTAAAAATTAGACGTTCTGGATTTTCATTCATGGCATCGTGTGAAGGAGTTAACACTGGTACTATTACTAAGGATTCTCGTATAGGTGTTTTATCAAAAACAGGAGCAGATGCTAAAAAAATGTTTACAGATAAAATAGTTCCTATATCTAACAATTATCCTTTCTTTTTTAAACCCATACAAGATGGTATGGACAAGCCTAAAACAGAATTAGCATACAGAGTTCCTGCTTCTAAGATTACTAAAAAAAATATGTATCTAACTGAAGATCAAGAACTTGAAGGATTAGACACAACTATTGACTGGAAAAATACTGGAGACAACAGTTATGATGGAGAAAAACTTCAATTGCTTTTGCATGACGAAAGCGGTAAATGGGAGCGTCCTGATAATATTTTAAATAACTGGAGAGTTACAAAAACGTGTTTACGTTTAGGTAGTAAGGTTATAGGTAAATGCATGATGGGTTCAACCTCCAATGCATTAGATAAAGGTGGGGCTAATTTTAAAAAATTATATAACGATTCAGACTGTACTAAAAGAAATTCAAATGGTCAAACTAAAAGCGGATTATATTCACTTTTTATTCCTATGGAGTGGAACATGGAAGGTTTTATTGATATATATGGGATGCCAGTTTTTAGATCTCCTGCAAAACCTATTTTGGGGATAGACAATGAATTTATATCTCAAGGCGCTATTGATTATTGGGAAAATGAAGTAGATTCTTTAAAACAAGATCCTGATGCTTTAAATGAATTTTACAGACAATTTCCTCGATCAGAATCTCATGCTTTTAGAGATGAAAGCAAGCAGTCTATATTTAATCTTACTAAGATATATCAACAAATTGATTACAATGATTCTTTAATTACTGATAGATATGTAACGCAAGGATCTTTTTCTTGGGAGAATGGAATTATAGATAGTAGAGTAATTTGGACGCCTAATAAAAGAGGAAGATTTTTTGTAACTTGGTTACCAGAAAAAGCGTTGCAAAACAATGTTATAAATAGGAATGATAGAAAATATCCAGGCAATGAACACTTAGGTACATTTGGATGTGATTCTTATGATATATCAGGAGTAGTTGTTGGTAAGGGATCTAATGGCTCTTTGCATGGGTTAACAAAGTTTAATATGGATAATGCTCCCAGTAACGAATTTTTCTTAGAATACATAGCTCGTCCTCAAACAGCTGAATTGTTTTTTGAAGATGTTTTAATGGCAATAGTATTCTATGGTATGCCAATATTGTGTGAAAATAATAAGCCTCGTTTATTATATCATTTAAAAAATAGAGGGTATCGTGGGTTTAGTGTTAATAGGCCTGATAAGGTTTTTAATAAATTATCAAAAACCGAAAAAGAATTAGGAGGTATCCCTAACTCAAGTGAAGATGTAAAACAATCACACGCTTCTGCTATAGAATCGTATATAGAAAAACACGTGGGATTAGATATGGAAGGATCATATAGAGATCAAAATGATATGGGTATAATGCATTTTCATAGAACGTTAGAAGATTGGGCAAAGTTTGATATTAATAATCGAACTAAGTTTGATGCTTCTATAAGTTCAGGGTTAGCAATAATGGCTAATCAAAAACACCTATATACTCCTACTAAAGAAAAATCGAAAATAAGCATTAACTTTGCAAGATATAATAATACAGCCTCGGTTAGTCAATTACTTAATAAATGAAAGATGTAAATATAAAAGTTAACTCTGCTGCTTTTCCTGATCAATTTGCATCAGACTCCGTTAAAGATACAATGGAATTTGGACTTCAAGTAGGTCAAGCAATTCAGTACGAGTGGTTTAGAAAAGATAGTGGTTCGTGTAGGTTTTATAATCAATGGGCGGATTTTAATAGATTAAGGTTATATGCAAGAGGTGAGCAATCTATTGCTAAATATAAAAATGAAATATCAGTAGATGGTGATTTAAGCCATTTAAATTTAGACTGGACTCCAGTTCCAATTATTCCAAAATTTGTGGATATAGTTGTTAATGGTATGTCTGATAGATTATTTAAAGTTAAAACGTATGCGCAAGACGCAATGTCAGCAGAAAAAAGAAATATCTTTCAAGATATGGTTCAAGCTGATATGGTAGCTGCACCTGTTTTACAAGAGTTAGAAAAACAATTTGGAATCCCTGTTTTTTCGGTAGCCGAAGAAGATCTTCCAGGGAGCGATGAAGAGTTAGAGTTATATATGCAAATGAAGTTTAAGCCAGCTGTTGAGATCGCTCAAGAAGTTGGTATTAATACTTTGTTAGATGAAAATCATTATCAAGATATTCGAAAAAGAGTTGATTACGATCAAACTGTTTTAGGTATTGGTATATGTAAGCATATGTTTTTACCAGGCTCAGGTGTTCAAATTGATTATGTTGATCCAGCAAATGTTGTTTATAGTTACACTGAAGATCCTTATTTTAAAGATAATTTTTATTGGGGAGAAATTAAAACTGTTCCAATTGGAGAATTAATTAAAATAGATCCAGAATTATCTCTTGGAGATTTAGATGAAATATCTAAATATAGTCAATCATGGTATCAATATTATAATGACGCGCAAGCTTACAACAACAGTATGTTTCATAGAGACACAGCTACTTTGTTGTATTTTAATTATAAATCTACACATACTTTTGTTTACAAAAAGAAAAGAATGGCTGATGGAACATTTAAAACTGTAGAAAAAACAGATGAATTTAATCCTCCTCAAGAAATGATGGATGAAGGTGGCTTTGAAAAAGTTACTAAAAGAATTGATGTTTGGTATGATGGTGTAATGGTTATGGGAACTAATATTATGCTTCAATGGAAATTGAGTGAAAATATGGTTAGACCAAAATCAGCAAATCAATATGCAAGACCTAATTATATAGCTTGCGCTCCAAGAATGTATAAAGGAGCTGTTGAATCTTTAGTTCGTAGAATGATTCCGTTTGCGGATTTAATTCAAATGACGCACTTAAAAATTCAACAAGTTGTTTCTCGTGTAGTTCCTGATGGTGTTTTTATTGATGCTGATGGATTAAATGAGGTTGACTTAGGTACTGGAGCTGCATACAATCCAGAGGATGCTTTGCGATTATACTTTCAAACAGGTAGTGTTATTGGTAGAAGTTATACTCAGGATGGTGAATATAATAATGCAAAAGTTCCAATCACTCAACTAACCGCTTCAAGTGGATCAGGTAAAATGCAAATGCTTATTGCTAATTATAATCATTATTTAGATATGATTAGATCAGTAACAGGGCTGAATGAAGCTCGTGATGGTTCAAGTCCTGATCCTAACTCTTTAGTTGGTGTTAATAAATTAGCTGCATTAAATTCAAATACAGCTACAAGACATATATTACAAGCAAGTTTATATATGACAAGAAGTTTAGCTGAATGCTTATCTATTAGAATGGCTGATATATTAGAGTATGCTGATTTTAAAGATGAGTTTGCAATGCAAATTGGTAAATATAATCTTCAAATTATTGAAGATATAAAAAACTTGTATTTATATGATTTTGGAATATTTATTGAAATGTCTCCAGATGAAGAGGAAAAAGCTATGTTAGAGCAAAACATTCAAATGGCTTTATCTCAACAAAATATAAGTTTAGAAGACGCTATTGATATTAGAGAGATTCATAATCTAAAAATGGCTAATCAGTTATTAAAATTAAAACGTAAACAAAAAGAAGAAAGAGAGCAGCAAATGCAAATGCAACAACAAGAGATGCAGGCGCAACAACAAATGCAAGCTCAAGAAGCAGCGGCTCAACAGCAAATGCAAATAGCTCAAGCTCAGTCAGCTGCAAAAATGGAAACAATGACTGCTGAAGGTCAGATGGCGATTCAAAAAATGCAAATGGAAGTTCAATTAAAAAGCAAATTAATGGAAGTTGAGTTTAATTACCAAATGCAATTAAAAGGAGTTGAGCAGTCTCAAATTGACTCAAGAGAAGAAAATAGAGAGAAAGAAAAAAACAATAGATTAAATAAGCAATCTTCTAATCAATCGAAAATGATTGAACAAAGAAAGCGTAATCTACCTTCTATTAATTTTGAATCTAATGAAGATAGTTTAGATGGGTTTGATTTTTCTGAATTTAATCCAAGATAAATAGTCTAAAATTATAATTAAATTAGTATTAACTTTGTTAAAAATAAAATCAAATGGAATTTAAAGTAAGAGAAGTAACAAAAGAAGAAAAGTCTCGCGTTGAAGTAGAAAACGATTTACTAAAAGCGCATGAAGAAAAATATCAAGACTCAGGTGCAAATGAACCTTCAATAGATAAAGTTAATTTATCTGAAGATAATAAAACAGAAGAGTCTAAAGAAAATAATAATCCTGTTGAAGAACAGGAAGTTGAAACACCCTTGGTTGAATTAAATGATCAAGACGTTCTTTCATATATAAAAAATAGATACGACAAGGATATTAATTCTGTTGATGAATTATTTGCGGAAAAAGAGGCAAATGTTGATTTACCAGAAGATGTGTCAGCGTATTTTAAGTACAAACAGGAAACTGGACGTGGAATTGAAGATTTTTATAATTTACAAAAAAACTTTGAGGAAATGGAAGACGATGTTGTACTGGCTAATTATTATTCGTCAACTGAAGAAGGTTTAGACGAAATAGACATTCAAGATATTATTGAGGACAAGTTTAGTTTCGATGAGGACTTAGACGAACCAAGAGAAATCAAGAAAGTAAAATTAGCTAAAAAACGTGAACTTGCGAAAGCAAAAAGATTTTTGAATGAACAAAAAGATAAATACAACATTCCTCTTGAGTCAAGTGGGGGTGGATTATCGGAAGAACAGGAAAAAAATCTTAACGCTTACAGAAGTTCATTAGAGGAATCTAAAAGTTTAGAGGAAGTAAACAGGAAGAAAGCTGATTTTTTTATAGACAAAACAAATGATGTGTTTAACAATAATTTCAAAGGTTTTGATTTTAACGTGTCTGATAATAATTTAACTTACAAACCTGGTACTGCGGAAGAATTAAAAAATGTTCAATCTAATGTTAATAATTTTATTGGCAAATATTTAGATGAAAGCGGATTAATTAAAGATGCAGTAGGTTATCATAAAGCTTTGTCGGTAGCGATGAATCCTGATAAGTTTGCTCAATATTTTTATGATCAAGGCGTAGCTAATGCTGTGGATAATGTTTCAAGAAAATCTAAAAACATAAACATGGATATGAGGCAACAATCTCAAACTGTTTCAAAAGATGGAATGAAAATACG